CGCCTACTACCGGTCACTCTCGTACTACCAGCCTGTGTCGCATTCTGTGTGTAGTGTTTTCGTGAGCGGAGCGCTCTGCGTCTGTCCCTTTGGATACCTCGGCTCCCTCCCTGATCTACCGTCTTGCCCTACACGACGCTCTTCCGATCTCCGCGCCTCAGACAGAAGGGGCCGGTCGATGTAGTTCTCAATGCGCTTGCTGACTGAGCTGACCATAGCGGTCAAGACAGCATCATGGGTGCTGGATGTTATGTCCAGCAGGGCTTTCACCCTCGCTATGGTCGTAGCATCCATCTAGCTTGCGTTGCCAGCCTCGGGCGTGGGTCGTTTGGCGGCCTTCTTTGCGGCCTTCTTCGCGGCCTTCTTCTTGCGCGGCGTGGGCTCCCACTGGTAGTGCCAGAAGGCAGCAGGGACAGCATCCACCACGGCATCCCCAGGGCCAGGCTCAACTGCTGAGATGACCTTGCGGAACCGGAAAAGGATCTGTGAGGCATAGTCTCTGCCCTCACGACCAGCGCAGGAGTCATACCCCTCAAACAGCTGGCCGCCCTCTGCGCGTAGCGTGCCGTCCTGCCAGCACACCGTCTCGCCTTCTAGTACCTTGTAGATCATGACTTGGCCTTCTTGGTCGCTTTCTTCTTAGCCGCTTTCTTCTTGGCCGCCTTCTTTTTAGGGGCAGCTTTGAGGACTGCGGGCACCATGCGTGATTGGGCGACAGGGCTGGGCATTGCTTGCCGCTCGGTGGGCTCGAGTGCACTACCTTGCTCGGCAAGTGTTGCTCGCTCAGCAGCAAGCCGCCCGTCTACGATGTACCCATGCTCACCACGCACGGAACCATCAGGGTAGAGGAGTTGCCTGTGTTTCTTGACTCGGTACTTCATGCTAAATCTCCATGTCTGGTGAGGTTGCGTTAGTGGTGTCGTAGGGGAAGAGGATGGCATATGCGCCAAACCTTGCTCTGGTCGCCCCAGTGGACGTTACTACGGCCTCCACTCCCAGGGCGTTTTGGGTCTTTGAGCAGTCCACACTGACCGTGTAGATCGCATTATCGTTCGAGGGCGTAAACTGCGGAACCACTGCTGCGCTGCCATCCGTCTGAGTCGATGTTGACCAGGCTGAAAATGCGTCCCCAGCTGCTTGCTTGAGAGTCAGGTCGAGGGTCGCACCAGTGCCTAAACCATTGATCACGAAGACAATCAAGGCGCGAGTAAAGAGCCGCACATCTACAGCATAGGTGAAGTCTGGGGCGCTGTAGCTGGGGGAAAGAGTGCCCGCTGGCATGTTGAGCATCGGGATGATCTCGATGACCTTCGCGCTGCTTGCTGGGTCTATGTAGCTTGACATGTTTAGATGTTAGTTTCGCAGGGGGTCGAGTCGCCCGTGTAGGTCGGCTGCGACAAGGCAATGACTGAGGCAAAGGCATCTCCACCAGCCACGGTCATCTTGGATCGCAGGTATCTTTCTCGGCTATTGAGCAAGGCTCGGACCCGCTTGGCTTGGTTGTTGGTCGCTATTTGCGGCATATCTGATCCAGTCACCTTGACCCATGAGTCAGACACGCCATCATCCGAGCTCTCTTCAATGTAAAAGTCCACCGTGCCTGACACTTGGCCGCAGGAAATAACAAAGCAGATCGAGTCATCCCCCAGGGTGTCCAACGCAGAAGATGTATGCACCGTGTCTGTGTATTCGACAGGGGGGAATGCTAAATGCAGCCGGAAGGCTTTGTGGAAGTCGATAATCGGCATCAGGAGGAGGAGCGGGCCGACCACCAATGATAGGTGATCGCCCAGCCTATGCAACTAGACCTCGAAATCGAAGCTGCTGCCGTCGCCCGTGTAATACCGGGTGAGCACGATGCTGACTCCGTACAGGTTAGCTGCACCAACACTCACGCCAACCGCTCGGATGTAGCGGTTGGTGCCGTCGAGGTTGATTCGCCCCACAACTACCTTCTCATCGCCAGCGGCGAGGATCTGGTCGAAGGCGGCTCCGGTCACATCAACGAAGGTGCCACCGCTTGTGGTCGCAGCTTCAATGTGAACATCCAGGGTTGTCGTAATGACTCCCGCATTCACAATGATAAGTGCCGGATGGTAGCCCATCGTGTCCACCTCTACCCCGTTCGTTGTAGCGGCAGCATAGTCGGCGGGAATGATGGTTTTGGCGGCCTTGAATGCCGCAACGTCTGAAAGTCCCATGTTTGTATCCTCCTTGGATTAGGCGCTGTAAGTGAATGACTCTTTGTGACGGAGGGCCATATCAGTCCGCAGGGTAGCGCGGATGTGGGTCTGGTCCTTCGAGAACGCATCGTCGGAAGTGTTGGACGCGAGGAGGCGCAAGCCACCCCAGCGAGCAACCATGACATCATCCCAGTTGCCGAACAGCATCGAGCGAGTATCAGCACCACCAGTCGGTGCGGTCATTTGCGTCGAGGTGCGGACAGGGTAGCCGAACAAGGTGTCAGCGAAGCCAGCAGCAGTGTTCACCGCAGTCACGGGGACTGAGGAGCCTGCGCCGTTGACTTCGATCTGGCGAACCTTGGCGAAGGCAATGGGGTGCATACACCAGCCGAGGCGACCTTTCAGGGCGTTAGCCGCGTCAAGGTCAGTGATGGCTTCCATCATCTCGCCAACAGTGGGGGCTGCGCCCGTGGTGAGGGCAGTAGAGAAAGTGCCCATGCCGGGGGTCTGCATGATGCCGACAGGCTCGCCTGCACCACCACCAGCGGAGCCGTTGAGGACACCGAGGTCAAGGGCAAGGCCGAGCTGGGAAGCCAGGTCTTGCTCAATGATCGAATCAGCCGTGGGCTGGCTCGTCTCCATGAGCAGGTTGGACAGGATCACGCGACCAGCGATGGTCTTGGGGGTCATGTTGATCTGCTCAAAGCCCAGGTCGCTCGAGGTGATGGTGGAGTTTTCGCTCACCCAGTAACCCGTTGCGCTGGTTGCCAGCTTGGGGATCGTTACAGGGCTGCCAGAAACAGCCATGTCACGCGCACCCAGGTCAAATGCCACGACGTTGGCCTTCAGGCGCTCGATGACCTGAGCAATAGCCTCTTCAGGGACAACGTAGCCACCGGCAGTGTCCGTGCCCACGCTCATTGCCTTAGCCTTCATTTGGGCGAAGACTTCAGCCTCATAGGGGGCATCAGAGAAGTCCTTCTGGCTGATAGCGCGACATGCGCGAGCCATCGAGAAACCTTCCTTGCCGCTGTCAGCAGACGCGACTTCAACACCAGGCAGGTGTGCGCGGCGTTCTTCAGTCAGCTTCTCTTTCACCAGGCCAACCTCGTCCTCAAGGGACTTGATGGTGGACTCTAGTGCTTTACGGTTTGCGCCCTCTTCGGTGCGCCAACCCTCAATGTGACGCTCGACGCTATCGCCAAGCTGCTTGAGGTGGTCCTCAAGTTGTTTTTCCATGCTCATATTCGTTACCTCAGTTGGGCCTGTAGCCTGTTCAAGAAATCGTTAGTCAGTTGCTCAATGTGAGCCTTCTCCTCACGCTGGGACTCATGCTGGGCATCGGAGGAAACAGCATCGGGGGACACGGCGCAACCGCGCTGCGCCCCACGGCTTGTCGCGCCCATCGAGGGGATGCGCTTGGTGAGATCGCTAACCGCATCAATCAGATTGGTTAGTGCTTTCGCTTGTTCGGTTTGTCCAGAGACGAGCTCAGCCAGGGCAGGGACCATGCGGCTGCCCATAGTCGGCTCGTCTTCCTCATCATCCTCGCTGTAGCCCTCGGGCACGACCTCTTCAGGCTCTTCGCCTTCTTCCATCTCCTCTTCCTCTGCTTCCTCTTCCTCATAGTCAGCCTTGAGGTAGGTCAGGATGAAGGCATCTTCCGTCTCTTCAACAGCGGAGATGTGCTTGAGCCCTTTGGGGGCTACGGTGCAGGGCTTGGTGGTCGCACTGGGAGCGTCCTCGGGCTCGGATAGCCCCTTGGCGCTGGAAGATGCGGACAAGGCCCCAAGGTCTACAAAACCACGGATCTTGCTCTTGAGACGTTCGGACATTTCTTGATTAGTCATGGGGATTTGCTTGAGAAAGCGTTCGACTTCGCGCCCTTGGAGGAGCCCAGAGTCAACAAGACTCTTTGCCCCCGTCACCAGGGCTGATGGGTTGGCGGGGACAGACACCACGCTAATCTCTAGGAGGTCAGCGGAGGTGTAGAACAAACCGTAGGACGGCATGCCTAGTTCTTGGCGCTCTTTCTTCGTCAGCTCCTTAGTTGCCCGTGGCTGGAACCCAACCGAAACGGCATTGAGGTATCCGGCCTTGGTCAGCTGGTAAACGGAATCTGCGAACTCATGCGCCTCGGCAGGGGCAAACTCGATGCTGGCAAGCAGGGCTGGGGCTCCAGAGGGACCGACCCCACGCCTGACGTTCACCGAACGACCGATGGGTGGGGTGTTGCTCGAGTCATGGCCCCACAGGACTACAGGGTTGGCCTTGTAGTTGGTCAGGTTCCAGCCTGCGACCTCGATAACGTCACCAACCCTGTCGGGCGTTTCGTCACTGGCAACAAAGCGGACAATGCGGCCTTCCTCTTCTTCAGGGGTAGAAGCCTTGACGCGGAACTGGGGTGACCCAGACTGCTTGATCTGTCGGATCAGCTCAGGGTTACTGCCGATGCCGTCAAAGTCCACCCCCGAGAGGATGGCCTGTTCCACTTGCTGTTCCATTGTGCTCATGAGTAGTCGCGTTGGGTTCCAGGGAGGAGTACGCAGCGGCAGTTAGCGATCTCGCCAACCTTGGCGTTAGGGTCACCAGGGAACTTGAGTCCGTACCCGAAAACCTCCCCAATGTTTACTTCTTTACCATTCAGCTCCGCATGATGCGGTCTAGCTGTCGGTTGGGCTAACCATATGTTGGTGTTGATGCCATCGGCTACCATCTGTTGTTGCCTGCCGTAGTTAGCTGCGCCCGCTGTCTCGGTCCGTGCGATCAGCGAAGCTCGAGTGCCAAGCCCCTTCAGCGTCTTGCCCAGGTAATCCTCGGAGTCTGCCAGGGTAGCCCAGATGGCTTCACGGAGGCTGCTGTATTGCCCCGAGTCCCCCGCCAGAACCCGCACAATGGCTCGCTGCACTTCGTCAATCAGGTTGGTGGTGATGTTCGTGAGGACCACCTTCTTCTCGGCCATATACAGGGCCACTACTGGGTCCGTGGAAGTCAAGATTGTCGCGCCCCCCGCAGCCTCAGCATTGGCCTGAGCAGCCGAATCCAGCATCACCTCTATGATGTTGGGCGACAAAGCCCCGAACATCTCTTCACCCCAAGCTGCCAGGTTTAGGTCTAGGAGACGCTGGATCTCGGCCTCAGTTGCAACCATCTTGCGGACTGACTTGCCCTTGGGCGCAGGCGTGTCTTGCCACGGACCCTCGGCAGCTTCACGCAGGCGCAGCCGTATCGACAGGACCAGCTCACGGAGTACCCGCTTGGAGGTTCGCGCCACTTTGTCTTCAGCACGGGTCACTTCAGCGTCCCAGGCTTCCCAGTATTTCAGGCGGGCAGCTGCTGTTTGCAGGTCCGGCGGGAACCGCATCTCTCGCTGTTGGGTGTCTACAGACCGTGAAGCCTTGTCTGGGTTATATGCCCAGTTCTTGAGGCTGACATCCCGCTTTGATGGGCACCCCTCACTCGCTGGCTCGCCCTGCTCTGAGCCACGCATCCTTGCGATAAAACTGATCGCACGGTTTGCTGCCCTAACATGAGTGCCGTCCCAGTCAGCTTTCTTGGTTTCCAGGAGGCGCAGGTTTCGGCTAATGACTGCGCTGGGGTTGACCGATGCCTCCCTCGAGCATGGGTTTTCAGACCATGACACCAGTTCTGATGCGCTCATATTGACGGATGCCCGCCACTGCTTGAACACCTCGTCGATCTCCTCTTGGTCAATCTTGGTGTAGTCACGCCCCTCATCCTGAAAGTCTTCGTCCTCCTCAATGGCCTCTCCTTCATCACCCTGCACCTCATTTGCAGGGGGGGGTGAGGCTATCGGTGGGCCAGCTGGCGTGTCCAGGTTGCCGTCTGCATCAACCTTGAGCTGGTTTAGGCTGCTGGACACAAACGCAATGTCACCGTTGTCCAGCTCAGAGTCGCCAATGTCCCAGCCTGCCAGGGCCGCCGCCTCGTTGAACGTGCGCCCACCCTCCTTGAATAGTCGTAAGGTGCGGTCCACCTTGCTGTCGGCATCCTCGCGCATCGCAGCGACACCTGACAGGTCAAACTTGATTTGGCATTCAGACTCAGGGCCTTTGAGCCTGCGGATGAACTTGGTTTGCAGCTCATCTGCCAGGAAGTCTAGGAAGGGGACAACAGTGACCTCATAAAACGACCGGAACGCAAGCATGCTGCTGGCGTAGTTCAGCCCCTCGGTGAGCCCGATAATCGGCTTAGTTACGCCAAATATGGACATGATGGTTTCACGGTTGAGGAACCGCATCTGCTGGAACTCCATCTCTTGCGGGGAGAATCCAATCTCCTCATACTTGGTCCCGTTGGGCAGCACTGCTGTCTTGCGGTGCGAATCTGGCCGCCCGTGTGCCTCCCTCCATGCGTCCGAGATCGCCCGCTGGTCTGCGTCTGTGAGGTGTCCGTCTACCGACAGGATGCCACCAGGGCTTCCGCTGTTTTGCAGCAGGGCCTCGTCATAGCGGTCCAGCACGAAGTCCTTGGCGGCTGTCCTGTACGCTGCCTGCATCGGACCCATGCCACGAATGGGGCTGTACGGGTTGGCTTCGGCAATGTGGACCAGGGACTCAGCAGGCACTTCTACGGCCCCCTGAGCTGTCTGCATTCGCCAAGCGCAGGGAAGCTGGGTACGCTCGTCAATGACCTCCTCGAGCAAGTCACCACGCACAGGCCAAAGCTCTGAGGGTACGTCAATGCGCTCCTCGGGGGCGATGTAGTTGATGACCCCGTTTGCATCTCGCTGCATCATGAGCAGCATCGTCTCACCGTATAGCTGCTGGGTCTGCGTCAAGCTCTTGAGGAACTTGCGCTGGCTCATCAGCTTGTTGGGCATGGCGAAGAGGTCGTAGAGGGGACCGTCATTCACCGGCTCCATCTCTCCACCAGGGGTAGGCTTCTGGATCACCAGCGGAGCGGATGACACCGCTTTAGCAATGGCCGAAATGCAAGCGTGGACCCACGGGTGCTGGGCATAGGGGCGTGACAGGTTGGATTCCCCTGCCATTTTCATTACCCACCGATACGTCAAACTGGACGAATCGCCACCACTAAACATCTTCTCTTCCGTAAAGGGGTTGGACCCGTTACGGCTGAAGGGGTTGGCATCGTCTGTTCGGCTGGCGCTATGTTTTGCGTTCAATGGCACTTGGGTAGCTTAGGGGCGCGAGTCGGCCCCAACAAGACTGAGAACTGACCAGGGGGGCAGATATAGGGACGGGTCATGCTTGCTGGTTACGGGCGCGGGCCATTACTTGGCTCTCCGCTGGCAGCTGGTCTGCGTCTATCTCAAAGGTTATCCACTTGTGGTTGCACTTCATGCACAGCCGCCTTCTTCGCACCGATGCCCCTTGGTCTACAGGCCGACTATCGGTCACTCGTACTTGGTTGCTACAGCAATGCGGACAAGACATAGGCGAATTGGGGCAGAAGTGGTTGCACCAGTAGGGCAGTTGAGCCAACGGGTGGAAACATGATATCGGCCCATGCGTCCACATATAGCCTAACGGTGCAGCAAGATTACATGACGAAGATTTTGGCTCGCTTGGAGGTGCGAGATCGGAAGAGCGACGTGGAGGGAA